GTGTTAACAAAAAATTGACCGAGATGGTGAAGTGGAAGATATACAAAAGCAAGTATCAGGCATGGAACGCAGTAGCACCTAAATACGCTGAGAAGTGGGTTAAGTCTAAGGAGTACGCTATTGTGGGAGTTATTGATGTCGTATGTAACGATTTCGACGGTGGTACCACGTTGCTGGACTATAAGACTAGTAAGCGCTATGGGCCCTACTTACCAGAGGAATATTATCGCCAGCTGATTATATACGCATTCTTGTACACTTTAGAGATGGGCGAAATGCCGAAATTTGTGGGCGTAAACTATCTCCGCTTTGATGATACGTTCTTTGTCAAGATTTCACAGTCCGAATTGGACGAGGCTAGAGACTTGATTAAGTTCGTCCACGACTCTCTTAAGGAGCGTGAGGATAATGAGGACCGCTATGAACAGGTGCCCCAGAATCTCTGTAAGTGGTGTTCGTTTTTCAAAGGGAACGGTGGACCATGCGATGTAGTGCTTCCTAAGTGGAAACCTAAATTTAAGAAAAAAGAGAACTATGCTGACGTTAGCTCAGAGACTAAAGGCTTTATAGAGCTTGAGTCCCAAGACCAATTTCCAGAGTATGATTAGGCATAACCTTTATATACGATGTCTTGGTAAAGAGAAAGAAGGTACTGTCTTATGGTCGCCAAAGAAGATAATCCAGAGAACGAAGGGCTTTTTGAAACCGTGGGTAAGACAGCTGATATGATAGGAAAGACAAGCGTGGGAAAGAAGATAGGAACAGTTTTAAGTGTGTTATTGCTTGCACTACTAAGTGGGGGCGCTAATATGACCATTATAGACGACTATCTCAATCCTGACCCAGAAGGTCCTATCGGAGGCTGTATGAACCACGCTGCTGTCAATTACGCACCTCAAGCCACGTTTGACGATGGCACATGTTATTTTAGTCAAGTAGTATACGGATGTACGAATAGTACAGCTGATAACTATAACGAAGCCGCAACTCATGATAATGGGCATTGTGTATATCCAGAGGATAATACTAATCAAACAGTAGAACCCAAAAAGGGATGTACTGACCCTGAAGCTGAGAACTATGATGATAAGGCTGAAGAGGATGATGGTTCTTGTGAATATGAACCAGACCCCGAGCCTGAACCTGATTGTCAAGTTGAAGATATGATGTTTTATGCTGGTTGGCAAGATGAAGATGGTAATAGTACCCAATATGATATAAGGAATGACTCCCATTATCCTATGCATTTAGTAGTAGATGTAGATACTGACTGCGCTGATGAAACTATAGAAGTATTAATATACTTCGATGCAGTAAGTAATGAAACTAATGAAGTCTTTTATAAAGATTTCTACTTTAATGTAACAGGTAGCGAATGGGATGCGCATAACTTAACCCTGAACCAAACTGAACTAAATAATACAGATGGACTGTACGAACTGTATGTTTCTCTGTTAGCAGATTTAGATGGGGATGGTGAATACGATTATTACGACTATTTCAATATAGAGGAAATAGAAGTAATTTTTAACGAAGAGGAGGAAGAAGACGATGAATGATTTTGAAGTGAGAGATTTGTTTGAACAAGTACAAGCTATGGAATTACGACTCAAAGCTCTAGAAGATAAAGGAGCTTGTGACTGTTGTAAGGAGGAATAGTTGGTATATAATATAATAAAAAAGGTGATGAATATGGCAAAAAAAGAAACACTAAAAAAACCTGCCCCAAAGGCAACTAAAGTAGATGGACCGAGCGATTCTGAAAAAGCATTAATGGCTGAGAAGAAAGCTCAAGTAGAATTTATTTTAGCCGCTAAAGAAGCTGGAGATACCCGAACTGACAAGGAAATCTTAGCTGATATGGCAGGAGAATAATTTGGCTTATAAAGTCAAAAAGAACAAAAACGGAGTGCCCCGTAAAAAGCCTACGAAACGTCGAATTAAAAAGGGCGAGAAGGCTAGTAGAGGGCGTGACGGAAAAATAAGGAGAAAGAAATAATGGTAAAAGAAGACACAAAATTTAAAGCCCTTGGTGGCGCTTTATATATAGAGAAGCCTTCACAAGCAACGATTAATGAATCGTTGGGTGAAGCGCACAGACCTATAACAAGCATTAACAAAGTCTACAGTAATACCCATCCACCCCAACCCTTTGACCTATTAATAGGTGATGGTAAAGGTACTATAGTACATGAGAGTACTAATTTATCTCAAGAAGGTGGAAACCTCAAGTGGATGAAAAAGTACGGACTGGATAACGAAGACTTGCCAGAGGCTTAATAATGGCTAAGAAAACAAAAGCAGCTAAAAAGAAACAAGCAGTTGCACGGAAGAAACCCGGTGGCTCAAATGTCGGGAAGTATAAGAATGTCAAGGCCTTCGCTGGACCTTCAGGAGGAGCTCCGGCGGGAAGCTACCCTATCAATACACTCGCACGAGCCAAATCAGCTTTAAAGTTAGCTCACAATGCCCCGCGACCAGCAGGTATAAGAGCAGCAGTTTATAGGAAATATCCTGCTTTGAAACCTAAAGCTAAGGGTAGAAAGAAGAAGGGTAAGTAAACTTTAAATAGATGTACCCCCTACTTTTATTCGGGCTCTCAACGAAGGGCCAAGGCTCCACAGGATATTATACGCAAGTGTCCACGGAGAGCCCCACACAGGAAATATTATGACAAATAATACAACTACAAATGAAACAACAAACGTAACTCTAGATAACGGCACAGGCCTTCTAGATGACGCAACAGGAATGTTCGATGACCCAGCTATGCTATTGTTAGCTATAGCATGTGCTGCTTTGGCAGCTTATGCAGCTTATACAGTACCGGCTGTTAGAGTACTAATCTTAACTTATCTAAAGAAACATGATGATAAAGTCATGGAGCTATTGAATAAGGGTCTGACCGCAGCTCAGTTAAAAGCGTTTGATAAGCTGGATGATGCAGCTAAAAAGTATGTAAAGGATGAAATGGTTAGAAACGTAATTCTTTCAACATGGGATGAACAAGATGACCGTCTTGCTAGTTCCGTTAAAGATGAAGCGCGAAAAGCGCTTGACAACGCGAAGAACCTTTGAACGAAGAAACATACGAACAGCGATTACGCCAACGAGTAGGAGAGGCTGAATATGGAAGACATAAAGAGCTTGTCCGCTTGTTGGCTCGCAACCTATCTTTAGAAGATGTCTTATGGGATGAGATATGTGAAAACCTTAAAGATATAAGTTTAAGGACAGAACTTTTACGCCAAAGGAATTCTATTGTAAGAGATATACATACAGAATTCAGGGCACTGAATATAGAAATACCTACAGTAATAGAACGACGTACTGAAGGATTTAGTAATTTCTTGGAGGATTTAGTAGATGACACTACAAGTGAAGGACGAGACAACGAAACTAAAGTTAAGCCTGACGGGTAAAGCAGCATTCGATTCTTTAGCTCTCGAAGATGTATTCGAGAAGTGCAGATTGGATGAAGCTAAGATGGCTCAATTAGTCGATAGCTTTTGTGAAACCTATTTACTCGATGGTAAACAGAGAACTTTACAATTAAGACCTATGCAGAAAGAGATAATAGTTAAAGCTCTTACACATAGGGAGAATGGAGCTCAACGTAAGTTAGCGGTATTGGCTCCACGAGGCAGTGGTAAATCTTATGCTCTAGCTGTTGCTGTAACAATCTATATGTTTTTCAAGCGCTTCAGGGACCTTATATTTATTTTAGCTCCTTCAGAAGACCAAGCCGCTCTTATATTTAATTATGTCTATAGAAACTTCAAGGATAATACATTCTTGGATTCCTTAATAGATAATTACAAATTTCATAACAAACCCCATATACGCATGAAGGGGGGCACCTTAATGCGAAGGGCTCCATTAGCGCCTAGTAACCAAGGGCAAGCTATTAGAGGACAACACCCTACATTATGTATAGTTGATGAGTCCCCTCTCATCAGCGATAATTTATTTATAGATAATGTCGAACCAGCGATAGTTTCAAATAAGGCGCCCTTCATAAACTTAGGTACACCAAAGTCAAAAGATAATCACATGTATCGTTACTTATATGATGATGCATATGCAGAGACTTGGACAAGATTAACATATACTTGGCGTGATGCAGTGAAAAAGGGAGAGGCTTATGCACCTCCTTATTCCGAAGAAGAAATGTTAGAAAAGATGTTAGAATGGGGGGAAGACTCCATATACTGGCGAACTGAATATGAATGTGAGTTTGTAGAGAGCGTATCGAATATTTTCAACCCAGAAAAAATTAAAGCGTGTTTCCATGATTGCAGCATCTATACCCCCGAAGACATCCCGTTACAAAACAACCAACCAAAGATTTCGGGAGTCAGCTTATCTGTTGACATCGGTAAATCTGTTAATTCTACTGTACTTTCTGCATGGGCCACTGTTAGAGGTGAAACAAATACTATTGCACAATTGGTATATATCGAAGAGATTAATCCTAGAACTGGCGGACACGATATACCATATCAACGT